AACCCTGGATCTGCAAACGGCGCTGATGCAAACGAAGTTCCGCCAAAAAACATAATATAAATCCTTATAAAGGATGCAACGGGTGGTATGTGGTGGTGTCCGTTGCACCCATCATAAGGTTATATCACTATAAAATCAAAGTATCAACTCTGTTAAGCTATAATTTGATCCAACAGCTCCTTTGTAGAAAGTATTAAATGCTAGACTTACTCTAGTATTATTACCTTTCTTGGTATCTACTTGGTGTGTAGTGGATGATGGAAACATAACTAATTTTCCTGTTTCAACAGCAAACCACCATGTATCAGAGTTCCAAATATTAAATTGATCTACTTCTGGTTTTATTTGTTGATAGTCTTTTGGATTAGTAAATTTAATTTTATCATTTTCTTTATCGCAATCAAAATAGAGTACACCAGACACTACTGAATTTGGATGTTCATGTTTATGATGGTATTGATTTTCTTCTGTATAATTTAACCAAGATTGAGTGATATAAAGTTCTATATTATTTTTTGGACATATAATTTTCTCTAAATAATCTTTGCAAGCTGCATCTAAAAACTTCTTAATATTTTTAAATTCTTTCCTATTTAAAATGTAATTATCTTTTGTGTTAATATTTCCAGCATTTTTAGTACAATGATTCTTTTGTTCATTAACAAATTGTAGTTCTTGTTTGGTAAATGGTCTATCCATATTTGTCATATAGATAGGAGTTGGAAACAAATTTTGAATTGTAGTTTCTTTCATTAATAACACCAAGATACAAATGAGTATCTTGTTCCTTTCTTTACTGGTTTAACTAAATGTGGGTATAAAAATACAGAGGGAAATATAATTAAATCTCCAACTTTAAATTTAATTTCATAATCATCAAACATAATAAATTCTCCACCTTGATAATCTTCATTTAGAACACCAACAATACTTAATATTGGTATTCCTCTTAAATCTCCTGTGAATAAATCATGAATATGATCAATATGTTTATTTATTGTTTGATTTTTATCATATCTATTAAATCTAATTTTACTAAAACCTTTCCAACCTTTAAATTCATTTCCACCTAATTTATCTATTAAAATATATTTTTCTAAACCTTTCCAAACTAAATCATAAAGCTCTTTTATATAAGTTAATTTTTGTGTTTCATTCATATAAAGTTCTTTATTTCCATATAAAGTTTTTTTCTTAAATGTTTCAGAATTTGTCCAATTATGAATATACCAATCTTTACTTTTAATTAATTCTTTAATGATTTGATAACAAATTTTATTAGGAATCCAATTATCTAATTGTAATATATAATCTTTTAAGTTTTTTTTCATATATTATTTTTTAAATTCACACCAACCTGTTATTATATATTTATCTTCATCAATAGTAGTATGACCTTTATGAGTAAATGTCCAGTCAGCACTCCAAATAACAGTTAATCCTTTTTCTGGTCTTACTTTTAATTTTTGATAATACCATTCTGTTTCTCCACCTTGTTTAACATCATTAAGATAAGTCATCCAAACTAAATGTCTTTTAGAAGATCGAATACTTCCATGTTCACAATGCCAATGATGATATGCTTGTGAGGGTTTATATTTTTGAATATTAAAATCATGTTGTATTCCCCATTCCCCAACATGTTCATCGCAAAATTTATATTTTTTTTTATATAAATCTATAGCTTGACCTAATTCTTTAAAATATCTACCTAATATTGGATATTTAATAACATCTCTTATCCATAATTGTAAATCTAAACTATCTTTAACTTCTTTATTAACTATTCCTTTTCCACTTTTTCCTAATGTTTTATTGTCAGAATTTTCAAATAATTGAATTAGATCATCACATATAGACAAATCAGATAGATAATATCCTTCTATAAAATTATTATTTGTATTGAATTTATATTCTTTCATACCACCTTTTAATAATACTTATAAAGTATTATTAGGAATTGTCAACTAAATCCCATGTTTGATTTGTTTCATTCCAATTATATCTTTGACCATCTGTAGGTTTAGCAACTGGTGGTTCCCATCTACAAGTGGTTTCATTTAATGTCCAGCTATTATAAGGTTTTGGTTCAATAAAAGCATCTCTTATTTGGTCATATTTAAAACCAATACCAGCATAATTTTTTCTAAATGGTGTACCACCTAATATATGCACTCCACCTCTTGTATTATATGAAGTTTGTTTCCAAATATCATTTGTTCCATATAAATTATTTAAAAAATCAATTCCTGCTTGTTCAGTTGTAGCAATATCGTTTGATATTTTTTCAACTCTTTCAACTTTACCACCTTTTCCTAATTTTGCAAAATGAGCCATAAATTATCCTGTGTAACTCCCTGATCCTGTAAATGTCATTATTGTATCTGTTCCATCAGTTGTAACTGTTGGAGAACCTGTTGTAGTTCCTGAATAAGAAGATGTAGGCACTCTTAAAATAACTACTCCACTTCCACCAGCACCTGACTCTGTACCAGGACCAACACCTCCTCCACCACCACCTAATCCATCTGTACCATCTCCACCAGTACCATCTCTTGTACCATTTCCTCCACCACCTGTTCCACCTGAACCAGCAGCAGCATTGTTTATATCAGCAGAACCACCCCCACCACCAGCATAAGTAACTGCTGAACCTGTGATTGAATTTGACAAACCATTACCTCCATTACCTGCAGCATTTCCACTACCCTGTCCACCAACTGCACCAGCACCACCTCCGCCACCAGCTCCATATTGCGGTGGACCATCTGATGCACCACCACCATCATTACCTTGACCTGGTGTACCAGAACCACCTGTAGTCCTAGAGCCTCCTCCAGAACCTCCATCTCTACCAGCAACGTTATCAGAAAGACCACCTCCTCCACCACCAATAGCAGTTATTGTTGAAATACCTGTACCAGATAAAACACTATCAGAACCATCACTTCCTGCATTTGATGATGTTCTTGCACCACCTCCTGCTCCAACTGTTACTGTGTAAGTTGTTCCTGGACTTAAAGTAATAGCACTTCCACCATAATTAGTTAATAAACCTCCAGCACCTCCACCTCCAGCATTACCTAGACCACCACTAGCACCACCAGCAATAACTAAATATTCTGCATTATAAGTTTGTGGTGTTCCTAAAGCTACAGGATCATCGTTAGTTGGAATCCAACCATTTGTAGCTCCTGAATAAACTATTTTTAAATGTTGTCCTTCAGTAGAAAGAGTAGGGTTAGGCGAAGTATTACCTTGATAATTTAAACTGTTAGTATTTATAGTAACATTATTTGTTTGCCATGTTCTTGCATAATCCGCAAATTCTATTGTATCTCCAACACTAGCTGATGCTGGAAGTGTAACAGTACAAGCATTTGAAGTTGTATCAATCCAATAACCATTTCCAGCTACTGCTGATAAAGTTGTTCCTGTAACAATTGTTGATTGCCATTGAGTACCACCACCTACAAATTCTGCACCTGAAGCAACTTGTACAGTATCCCCAGATTTACCGATAGTAATAGTATTAGCACTCTCGTTGATAATATTATTACCGTCTTGGTCCTGAATTGTATCTACTTTAATTATACTAGCCATATTATATTAAATCCCATGTTTGGTTTTCTTCGTTCCAATTATATCTATTTCCATTATCAATTTGTTCTTGTGTATATTCTGGTCTTGCAACTGGTGCTTCCCACACACAAGTAGTTTCATTTAATGTCCAAGATGGATAAGGTTGTGGTGAAATAAAAGCATCTAAAGTTTGGTCGTATTTCCAACCTATACCAGCAAAATTTCTTCTTATATTTCCATTATATGAAGTTTGTTTCCAAACTGCTCTATCATTATATAAATTTTGTAAAAATTCAATACCTGCTTGTTCAGTTGTTGCAATATCATTTGATACTACTTCAACTCTTTCCACTATATTTCCTTTTCCTATTTTTGCAAAATGTGCCATTATGCTGTATAACTCCCACTTGCGTTAAATACCATTACTGTATCTGTTCCATCAGTACTAACTGTTGGAGAACCTGTTGTTGTACCAGTATAATCTGCTGTTGCCACTCTTAAAATTACAACACCACTACCACCAGCACCACCATCTGTATAAGGGGGTGCATAACCACCTCCACCTCCTCCACCACCAGTATTTGCAGTTCCAGCTGTTCCAGTACTATTAGCAGAACCATTTCCTCCACCACCTGTTCCACCAGAACCAGCAGTATAACTTGAAGCACCTTCAGCACCTCCTCCACCTCCACCACCTCTTGCAACAGCAGAACCTGTTATTGAAGAAGATAAACCATCTCCACCATTAGTACCTGCAGTTCCAGTAACATTAGCAGCTGCTGCTGAAGCACCTCCACCACCTCCACCACCATAAGCAAAAGAATTATTACCATCTCCACCTTTAAAACCTTGATTAGCTGTTCCTGAACCACCTCCGTATGGAACAGCATTACCTTGTCCTCCTCCACCTGAACCCCCATCTTCTGGGTCTTGACCAGCTGGATAACCACTACCTCTACCTCCTCCAATAGATGTAATTGTTGTTATTCCAGTTCCTGATATAGAAGAATCACTACCACTTGTACCAGCATTTCCAACATTTCCACCATTTGAATCCGCACCACTACCACCACCACCTACTGTAATTGTATATGTTGTTCCTGGAGATAAAGCTAAACTTGTTTCTGAAGAACCACCTCCACCAGAAGATTCAGTTGAATAAGAATTTCTATAACCACCTGCACCACCACCTCCTCCATTTGAGCCACCACCACCACCACCAGCGATAACTAAAAAATCTGCTGAATAAGTTTGTGGTGTTTCTAAAGT